GCCCGAAATCTTGAGGTCGTCTGAAGGCATCAACGAGGCAACCGCCGCCCCGCGCGGCGAGGCGAAATCGACGCTGGTTACGCAACTGTTTACGCTTTGGTGCGTGGTAACAGGGCGCAAGCATTACGCGGTCATTGTGATGGACAGTATCGACCAAGCCTATCCCATGCTGGAGGCAATCAAGGCAGAACTTGAGTTCAACCCGCGCCTTAAAACCGACTTTCCGGAGGCTTGCGGACAGGGTCGCGTTTGGCAGGCGGGGACTGCGGTAACGGCAAACGAAGTCAAAATCCAAGTGGCGGGCAGTGGCAAAAAGTTGCGCGGTCTGCGCCACGGCCCATACCGCCCCGACCTCGCCGTCCTCGACGATATCGAGAACGACGAACAGGTACGCAACCCCGAGCAACGCGACAAACTCGAAACTTGGCTGAAAAAAGCTGTCCTCGCCTTGGGTGGTGCGGGGCAGAAGTTTGACGTGATTTATATCGGCACCATCCTGCACTACGACAGCGTGTTGAACCGCACCCTGAATAACCCGTTTTGGCACGCGACCAAGTTTAAAGCCATGCTCGAATGGCCTGACCGCATGGATTTGTGGGACAGATGGGAGGAGCTTTACCGCAACGACGGCGAAGCGGTGGCGCAGGCGTTTTATCTCGCCAACAAAGACGAGATGGAGCGCGGCGCGCAAACAAGCTGGGCGGCTCGCGGCGTACTCGCGCTGATGAAAATCCGCGCCCGCGACGGCCATGCGACATTTGATTCAGAATATCAAAACGACCCGGTCAGCGGCGAAGATGCGCCGTTTGCCGAAAACATCAAATACTGGTCGGAATTGCCGGACGATTTGGTGTACTACGGTGCGCTCGACCCGTCGTTGGGTAAAGCGGGCGCGGGACGCGACCCGTCGGCAATTTTGGTCGGTGGTTATCAAAAATCAACGGGTCGTCTGTTCGTAACCGTTGCCCAAGTTAAAAAACGCCTGCCCGATTTGATTATCGAGGACGTGATCCGCATCCAAAAAGAGGCGCGGGTCAAGCCTGTTTTGTGGGTGGTGGAGACGGTGCAATTCCAAGAGTTTCTTAAAGATGAGCTGATTAAACGCGGTGCGCGGTCGGGTGTGCATATCCCCGTGCGCGGTATCAAGCCGTCATCGGACAAGATGTTGCGGATTGAGACTTTGCAGCCGCATATGGCAAACGGGCTGATTTTGCTCAACCCCGACCAAAAGACCTTAATCAGCCAGTTGCGCCACTTCCCGAAAGCCGACCACGACGACGGACCCGATGCGCTGCATATGCTGTGGATGGCGGCAACAACGGGCAATGTGTCAAACAGGGCGCGTGCGATTGATTTGCCTGCGCCGATGTTGGATATGTGATTTTAAGGTCGTCTGAAACCGTTTTCAGACGACCTTTCGGAGTAAAAAATATGTTCGGATTGATTAAAAGTGCAACGCGGAAAACCGCCATCAAGACATTGACGAGCGCGACCGAAGATGCGTTGGAAAGCCTGTTTTCGAATATGGAAGGCACGGACGCGCTGCTTTCGCGCCTCGGTGTGGACAGACAGCAGGCATTGGACGCGGTGGTAAGCGATGACGAGGTGGCTGCCTGTTTGGAGGATTTACATGCGGCCATGCTCAACAAGACTTGGCGGATTTACGGCGAGGATTTGGGCGACGAGGATAAAGACCGCCTGTGGAAAACGCTTAAACGCCACCTGCCCGCGCTTGCCGAAATCGTCCTGACGGCTCGACTGGGCGGATACGGTGTGGGTCGTTATGTCTATCAGCCCGAACCCGACGGCTTTTTGACGATTAAACACATCAGCAACAAGAGCGGCGAATTGGCGAAATATATCCCCTACCGCGACGGTTCGCTGGTGTATCGCGGTACTGGCGGCGAGGAGGCTTGCAATACGGATGTCTTGTATCTCTTTATTGCCCATCGTGCGACATCGACCAATCCTGCGGGCGAAATGGCGGCGGCGCGGCTGTATGCGCCTGTCGCGTTGCGTAAAAAAGGCTTTATTTATGCGGCGCAATTTATCACGCGCTACGCCCAGCCGTATTTGATTGCCAAAATCCAAGCCAACAGCGAGGACGATCACAACGGATTTATGAGCCGTTTTTACCGCTTTGTTTCCGGCGGCGCGTTGAGTATCGACCGCGAGGACGATGTGATGATGCTGCAAAACAGCGCGGACGGTCAGGCATTCCGCCGATTGGAAAACCTCGCCAATGCGCGTATCCAAAAAACGCTGTTGGGCAAGGTCAAAACCAGCGACCTTGAGACTGCCAGCCGCGCCAGCCAAGAGACCGAAGAAAACAACCGCGACGAGCGCATCGGCGCGTACCTTGCCCTTTTGTCCCGCGCCGCGCAGCACTTTATCGACGCGCTCGTGATGGTCAACAACGCCTACGGCAAGACCATCAACGCGCCAAAGGGCGTGTGGTTTGAGTTTGAAGATGAAATTAAGGTCGATAAAACCCGCGCCGAGCGCGACAAGATGTATATGGATACGGGACAGCTTTTACTGACCGAAACCTACTACCGCGACATCTTGGGCTTCGAGCCGGAGCATTTCGAGCTGCGCGACCCGAAAGCGTCGTCTGAAAACCCTGCACCCGCCAAATTCAGCCTGCGCCTGTCTGACGGCCTTGCCCATAATGCGCCTGATACGGCGGAGCAAGCAATCGCCCGCCCGAAAATGGAAGCGGTGTTGGGTTTGCTGGAAAGCTGCAAAGACTACGCCGAATTTGAGGAAAAGCTGTCCAAGCTTGATTTGAGCAAGGGCGACAATCTCTTGATTCAGCGTTTGGTTTCAGACGGCCTTTCGGCTTGGGCTGACGGAGCGGACGATGGACGGGATTGAATACAACTTCGTGGGGCTGGTCGATAAAGCCGCCTTCGAGCATTTCAAAGCCAAGAAAATCCTGCCCGGATTCAGTCATTACGATGTATGGCTGTATCAGCACAGCCTTGCGTTTACCGTCGCCAAGATGATGGACGCGGATATGCTTGCCGAAGTCAAAGACGCCATCGAATCCGCGCAACAAAACGGCACGGCGTTTGCCGATTTTAAAAAGCGTTTAAAACCGTATTTGATGGCGAAAGGCTGGTGGGGCGAGCAAGTGTTGACCGACCCGATGGACGGCGAGCCGAAATTGGTACAGCTCGGCAGTACACGTCGTCTGAAAACCATCTTTAACACCAATATGCAAACCGCCTTTGCGGCGGGGCAGTGGCAGCGGATTCAGGCAAACAAAAAAGCCTTGCCGTATTTGCGTTACAACCATTCCGCCGCCGGGCATCCGCGCGACAGCCATAAACGCTACTACGGCTTAGTCCTGCCGGTTGACCACGACATTTGGAAAGTCATCTTTCCGCCCAACGGCTACGGCTGCAAATGCTCGGTTTCCGCACTGACCCGTCGGCAGGCGGAGCGTGAGGGCATCAGCGGCGAGCCTGATGTGGATATGGTCGAGTTTACCAATCCGCGCACAGGCAAAACGGTATTGATTCCCGACGACATCACGCCGAGCTTCGCGCACAACCACGGCGACCGATTGGGCGCGATGGACGCGATGTTTGGCGAGAAAAACGGCGAAGAGGCACTGGCCGCCATGATTGCCGAGCGCGAGGCGTGGTTGGACAAGCGGTACAGCGTGCCGTCTGACAAAGTGGCGGTGTTGGCTTTGCCGGACAAGGTGTCGGAAAAAGAAGTGCGCAGGCTGACAAAAGAGCAGTCTGCCAACAATACCAAAGACCACGAAGCAAGAGCTGCGGCAGCGTGGCAGGCTGAAACGGGCGACAGGCTGGAAGTGTTCGATTTGGCGGTAGAAAAAGGCAAAGGACAAGCCGATTATCTGATTGTTTCAGACGACCTGCCCCGCGAGGAATGGGCAAAACTGGATTTTATGTTTACCGAAAATCCCGAACGTGCGGAATTGATGAACCGTTATTTTGCACACACCGCAGGGGCGTGGAATACCAAGGTCGACAAGATTCAGGAGCATTTTGATAAAGCCGATATTGTCCCGCTTGATTTACGCCATCTGAATGCGGCAAACCGGCATAAATTGTTGCAGTATGTGTTATCATTGCCGAAAGAACAGCGGGATAAAGTCCGCTTATTGGTAAAAATATCGGAGTAAGTCATGCCGTCTGAACTGTATGTCAGCCGCGAGGTAAAAGTATTTTTAGGCGGGAAAACCGCCCCGTCCGAATTGTTGGACTATCTGTACCCGCGTCTTGCCGAAATCGACAAGGAAGCAGCCGACCAAATGCAGGGTGAGTTTTCGGGCTGCGTATTTTCGATTGCGGATTTGTCCGCTGCGGCATTCGCCCGTGTGCGCGGATGGATACTTGAGGCTGCTGAAAAGTCCGAGTGGATTAAGCCCTACAAAGCCGATTTAAAAACCGCCCTAGAAGCTGATCCGAGATTTAAACCTGTATAACCCGAAGGTCGTCTGAAACCGTTTCAGAC